ACTATATCAGAAAACGAACAAAACGCTGATTTTGGCGCAGCCGGAGATGATTTCCTCGACTTTAGTGAAGCAAATCCGTTTGGTGATATATCGGGGAATGACTAATGGCAGATGATTTTTTTGATTTTGGTTTCACGGCAGTTGACGAAGATGAACTGCAATCTGTACAAGACGCACAAAAAGTTGTTGGTGATACTCAAGTTGAAGCTAAAACAACACAAGAAAAACTGGATAAATTATATAACGCGGTTGTACCTTTATTGAACAACTTAAAGAAAAACCCAGAAAAGGAGTATATCCTCTGGCCTGATAGATTAACGAAAGTTGAAGCTTTTGAAGATCATTTGCAAAAGATATATAAAAGCTAATGTTTGGTGGGCACTTTTATCACGAAAAGACTAGAAAGGCAGTTGCTATCTTTGGCAAACTGTTTAATAACATCTATGTGCTTCGTAAAGACGGCAGTGGAAATGGAACGTCTCAAGTAAAAGTTCCTCTTGCTTATGCGCCAAAATCAAAATATCTAGATAGAATTCGTGAAAATCCTGACCTTGATACAAATACAAAGGTTGCAATTAAATTACCACGAATGTCTTTTGAAATTACAGCTATCACGTATGATAATCAAAGACAAATTTCTAAGATTAATAACATCTCGAAGTTTGGTACTGACGTTAGTAATAGAAATAAGATTTTTACTGGTGTTCCGTATTTCTTATCATTTCAATTAAACATATACGCAAAAACTCAAGATGATGCTCTTCAAATGGTTGAGCAAATCTTACCAACTTTTAATCCTCAGTATACTGTAACAATGAGACCCTTTCCTGAGTTTACTGACATTAAAGAAGATGTTCCTATTACAATCACAGGCGTAAGTTTTCAAGATGATTTTGAATCAGAGCTCGGAGCTCGTAGAACAATCCTCTATACTCTTGATTTCGAAATGAGAGTTACCTATTATAGAAGTATTGGTACTTCGGCTGTTATTCGCGATTCAAGAGCTAAGATCTTTGGAATTCAAAATGGTCTTGCTGATTCAGACATGAGACTAGAAACATTGAGAGTTACTCCTGACTCAGATGGTATAAATATACTTTACGATTCAGACTTTGGATTTACAACTACGTTCTATGGAGCGGACAGCGATGCCCCATGATAAAGATAATGCTAAGAATGATTACGATTATTCTCGTGAAACATACTATGAATTAATTGAAAAGGGTAAAGACGCTCTTGAAAGTATGATTGAAGTAGCTAGAGAATCAGAACATCCTCGAGCTTACGAAGTATTAGCCACTCTAATTAAAAATGTTTCAGACGTTAACGACAAGCTAATGGACGTTAATAAGAAACAAAAAGATCTTGACCAAAAGGATGAAGTAAAGCAAGTTGAAAATCAGCAAAACAATTTCTATTTAGGATCTACTGCCGATGTTCAACGAATGCTTCAAGGTGATATAATTGATGTTGAACCCACTAAAGACGTACTTAGGGAATCCTAATCTTAAGCGAGACGGTGTTCAAGAACAATGGACTCCTGAAAAGCTTAGAGAATATAAGAGATGTATGGATGATCCTGTATATTTCGCTGAGACGTATATAAAAGTAATTTCACTTGATCAAGGTTTAGTATCATTTAAGCTATATCCTTATCAACAAGACATGTTTGAGCATTTTAATGAGCATCGGTTTAACATTGTACTGGCTTGCAGACAATCGGGAAAATCAATATCCGCGTGTGCCTACCTGCTCTGGTATGCGCTGTTTCATCCGGAAAAAACTGTTGCAATCCTCGCAAACAAAGGAGCCACTGCCAGGGAAATGCTCGGCAGGATCACGCTTATGCTGGAGAACTTACCGTTCTTTCTTCAACCCGGATCAAAAGCTGTCAACAAAGGCTCTCTTGAGTTTGCTAATAATTCTCGAATCATTACTGCTGCGACCTCTGGGTCTTCTATTCGTGGTCTATCCATCAATTTGCTTTACCTTGATGAGTTTGCTTTCGTAGAAAGAGCATCTGAGTTTTATACGTCAACATATCCGGTGGTATCTGCTGGTAAAGATACTAAAGTCATTATAACGTCAACGGCTAATGGTATCGGCAATATGTTCTATAAAATATGGGAAGGTGCAGAGCAAAAAGTCAATGAATTTAATTCTTTCAGAGTCGACTGGTGGGATGTTCCGGGACGAGATAAAGAATGGAAAGCACAAACAATTGCTAACACTAGTCAATTGCAGTTTGATCAAGAATTCGGTAATACATTCTTCGGCACTGGTGATACCTTAATCGGTGCAGAAGCTCTTATGAAATTAAGAGCATCAAATCCAAAAGAGTATTTTGAAGGCGGAGATTTTCTTGTCTATAAACAACCTGTCAAGAAGCATGAATATATTATAACTGTTGATGTTGGAAAGGGAAGAGGTCAGGACTATTCTACATTTAACGTAATCGATATTAGCGTGGCGCCGTTTGAACAGGTTGCTGTGTACCGCAACAATACTATCTCGCCTTTGCTCTTCCCTAATATTATATATAAGTACGCAAAAATCTATAACAATGGTTATGTAATTGTAGAATCTAACGACCAAGGATCGTTAGTTGCTAATGGTCTATACCATGAATTAGAATATGAAAATGTCCATGTAGAGTCTGCAATTAAGTCAAATGCCATTGGTGTTACAATGACTCGAAAAGTCAAAAGGCTTGGATGTTCGGGTTTAAAAGACATCTTAGAAAATAATAAATTAAATGTAGTAGATGAAGAAACTATACTAGAAATATCTACTTTTGTAGCAAGAGGCCAATCATACGAAGCATCGGATGGGAATCATGATGACTTAGTTATGACGCTAGTTATGTTTGGATATTTTGCTCAGACTCAATTTTTCTCAGACATGACAGATATTGACTTAAAACAAATGTTGTTTGAAGATAGAATGAAACAAATTGAAGACGATATTGTACCATTTGGATTTGTTGATGATGGTTCAGATTATATAGAATCGATCGAAAAACCTGATTGGGTAGTTGAATTTGATGAAATTTAATTTTATATAAATATATCATATAGTGAACAGAACCGTATTATGAAACTTATAAATAGAACCTCAAGAGGGAACTCATGGCACTTTTCGCACCATCACAATCCCCTGCAGTTGTTGTCAAAGAAGTAGATCTGACTGGCGGCGTGCCAAATGTTCAGACTTCTACTGGCGCATATGTAGGTAAGTTTAAGTGGGGTCCGGTAGACAAAGCGACCTTGGTAGCTAACGAAGAAGAACTCGTTGGTACTTTTGGATCGCCAGATACCTCCCACAACATCAATTTCCATGACGCAGCGTATTTCCTGCGTTATTCAAACGCTCTTCAACTTGTCAGAGTTGTAGATGCTACTGCAAAGAATGCTGCAGCGACAACCGGTCAAACATCCGCATTTGTCCATACTGCAGTAACTAATCCCGTTGTTAAAAATTTAGATAATTTTAACGCTCAGATTACTGCACTTGATTCCGATGGCCACACTTTTGTAGCTCGGTTTCCTGGAGTGCTTGGCAACTCATTGAGAGTTTCAGTATGTCCACCATCTCTGAATGATTCAGCGTTTAATGGTTGGACTTACAAAGGCTCTTTTGATGCTGCTCCATCAACATCAGACTGGGCAGTTGCTAGGGACGCTTCTGATGATGAACTACACGTTGCAGTTGTTGACGTAAATGGTTCATTCAGTGGAACTAAAGGGACAGTTCTTGAAACATATCCTTTCCTTTCAGTTGCATCTGACGCAAAAAGCGTTGAAGACGGGACTGCACTCTACATCAAAGATGTAATCAACAGTCGTTCATCGTACGTACACTTTGTAGACTTTGATTCCAACTTTACAAACTTTGGTAGTGCTGGTACAGCTACTACATCTGGAACACCTAAGTCGTTCTTAGGAACTGCTGTAGAAACTTCGGCTACTACTAACTTTGAATTTGATTCTGGCCTCGATGCAGGAACTCTAACAACTTCAAATTATCTAAGTGGTTTCGACCTCTTCGAAGATAAAGATCAAATTGAAGTTGATTTCTTGATTGCTCCGGGCATGGGATCTGCTGGTAACCAAACTACAGTTACTAATGATCTGATCTCTACTGCGAACGCTCGTAAAGATTGTATCGTTGTTACTTCTCCTGCGAGAAGCGACGTCGTAAATCAAACCAACGAAGCTACGATCACATCAAATATTACTACAACAACTGGAACATTTACCCGGTCAAGCTATTCTGTGGTAAACGGTAACTACCTTAAAGTATACGATAAGTACAATGACGTATACATTGAGATTCCTGCTAGCTCTTCGGTTGCTGGTCTTATGGCCGAAACTGATAGAGTTGCAGCTCCTTGGTTCTCACCAGCTGGTACTCGGAGAGGATTACTTCTTGGTGTAACTTCGGTTAATTACAATCCGAACAAAACACGCCGAGACACTCTTTACAAAGCCGGTGTTAACCCGATTGTGAATCTTCCCGGTCAAGGAATTTTACTTTACGGCGATAAAACAGCATTGAATAGACCATCTGCTTTTGATCGCATCAACGTAAGACGTTTGTTCCTTACACTTGAAAGAGCAATTGAAAGAGCTGCTCAAAACGTACTCTTTGAATTCAACGATGAGTTTACTCGCGCTGAGTTCGTAAATATTATCGAGCCTGTACTTCGCGATGTCAAAGGACGCCGTGGTATTACAGACTTCCGGATTATTGCTGATGAATCAGTAAATACTCCTGCAGTTGTTGATCGTAACGAGTTTATTGCTAACATCTTTATCAAGCCTGCTCGCTCGATTAACTACATCACTCTTAACTTTGTCGCTGTCCGTACCGGAGTTTCTTTTGAAGAAGTTACCGGTCAGGCATTTTAATCTAAGGAGGATTTAACCAATGGCACTAGGTAGTGTAGACGAATTTAAGTCAAGGCTGACCGGCGGTGGTGCTCGCGGTAACCTCTTTCAGGTTACTCTTGCCAATCCACGTGGCGGTTTAGGTGTTGATCTGGATGTTGACTTCGCGTCATTTATGTGTGAGACAGCCCAGCTTCCGGCTTCAACGGTAGGAACAATTGTGATTCCTTTCCGTGGACGCCAGTTAAAAGTTGCTGGTGATCGTACATTCGATGCTTGGACAATAACAGTCATCAACGACACAGAGTTTAAGATCAGGAACGCAATGGAGCGTTGGATGAATGCCATCGCAAACCATGCAGATGCCGGTGGTACACAGGCACCTGATGTTTACTTTACTGATCTTAAGGTTGATCAATTTGATCGTGAAGAAAATGTCATTAAGACATACACGTTCAAAGACGCTTGGCCTTCAGAGGTAGCTCCAATTGATCTCAGCTATGGTGATAATGATACAATCGAAAGATTCTCTATCACATGGCAGTATCAATACTGGACATCAAACACCACTGATAATTAATAATATATAGAAGGAGCAGGAAAAGCTTGCTCCTTCTTTTATAAGGAATTAACATGGCAGAAAACAATCGCGGATTTAGATTATTTGGTTTCGAAATCAAAAGAAATACGCCTGAAGAAGATCCAAAAAAGGCTGCTTCGATTGTCCCCGCGCGAGATGAAGATGGTGCTGGTTATGTAACAGCATCCGGATCTCATTATGGCCAATATATTAATCTAGATGGAACCGACGCTAAAGACAACCACTCTCTTATCATGAAATATCGTGGAGTTGCGATGCATCCAGAAGTTGATGCAGCAATTGAAGATATTGTAAATGAAGCAATTGTCGGTGGTGAAGATCCAATTACTATTGACATGGATAACTTGGACGTTTCTGACGGAATCAAAAAACAAATCAAAGATGAATTTGATGGTATTTGTTCAATGCTTAGTTTTAATGAGCTTGGACACGATATGTTTAGACGTTGGTACGTAGATGGTAGAATCTATCATCACCTTGTTGTTGATGAGACAAATCTAAAAAAAGGTATTGTAGACATTCGGCCGATCGATGCTGCTCGGATTCGTAAAGTCAAACAAGTTAAAAAGAAAAAAGATCCAGCAACTGGGGCTGATCTGATTGAAAATGTAGATGAGTATTTTATCTATCAAGAAAAGCCAGGAGCTCAGACTTCAGGCGTTAAACTTTCTCTTGATTCTGTCTCATACGTTACTTCTGGTCTTCTTGATGAAACTAGACGTAAAGTATT